CGCATTGTTGAAAGAACATGGTTATATCCCAAAAGACTTGACAACTGATGAGTTTCGAGCTATGGATGTGACATGGGGTGAGCAAGCGTACTTTATGATGATAAAGGGGTCTGCAACAACTATTCTAACTCTCAAAGTTAAGGAGCAGAAAGGAATGGACAAAAGATTGTTTTATGTACAAATGTACGATGCTCAGTGTAAAAATTCACTAGCCGACAATTTGTACTGGCAAATCTTGAGAAACAGCCAGTTTGATTTCATAACTAGCAGGGGGGACGAGAAATTCAGGGAATTGGAAGAAGACATTGAAAAAGTGTTATCTACAATAGCCGAAATTTTTATGATGACTATGGACCAAACTAAGTATGGAGATATGTATGCGATTGACGCCTTAATATTCCAAACTGTAGCTTTGTACCATGCAGGTTACTTTAGCAAAAACATGTGTGCTTTTATCTTAGACTGTTTTGAAGCCTTGAAAAAGAGAATTATTCTCCTGCCGAAGGCTGTCTACAAACACTACTCTAAGTGGGTTCAAGCTGGGTGCCCAGTTGGTGAAACTGATTCAGATGTGTTCAAATTCTCAAAATTTGCAGCATTCAAGAAGTATGTAGATCTAAAAGTTATTGCCAAAGAATATATCGAGAGAGATATTGAATTTGGAAAGGACTTGAAGAATATAGAACCCATTTTACAGAATGAATTCTATAACAAGATTCCAGGGTTTACTCTCGGAGTATACAACTTTGCTGGTTCCTATGGAACTGCAGTGGGGTTGTTCTGGGTATCCGAAATTTTCAAAAGGTACTTCCCTAACTGTGTGGTCAGAGGAGAAGGCCATTCAGATGATTCAATATTGATGGTAGACTTAATAGCACCAAACGGTGATTTAAGGGATATAAATATAGATGATATATTCAAATCCATCCATCAAGACGAAGAATTTTACAGAGAAGGAGAAGGATTCCGCTCTGCCATCTGTTATGTGACTAATGATCAAGTAGCTAAGTACTTTGTTCTATTATGTCTCACCACCAGTGCATTCGTTGGACAACGTAGTTCAACTAAAAAATGCGGATTTGGGAGGGCTGCAGAAGTCTTGCAGTCTTATTACTATAAAGGGTGTTCAATTCCTAGTTGGGTCAAATTTTGTTTGACTCTTGGAACATCTCTCCCTAACACAGGCCCAGGCCCTGATTTACAGTCAGTGGTAGGCAGATCTTACAATTTAGTCACTAGTAATTGCCCGTACGATTTACAATCAACTGTCCTGTTATGGTCAAATTGGATTGTATACTACGGTTACGGAAAAGATATTTGGAGTCTGCCATCTGAAACTCAGAATCAGATGTTACACAGACCCATTGAATTAGAAGGAATGTATTATCACAACCCATATCTAGTAGAGAAAATGGGGTATTTAGCCAATGAAGTCCGTTTATGGATTCACGCTGCATATGATAATACATTGAAACAAATCTTGTTGATTCTGCAGAATACAGATACTGTATTCCACCAGAAATCTATTGAAGGAAGAGAAGCGTATTTGGATGTCGGAGACCAGAAAGGAGCTCCTACTACGCGGAAAATGGTTGTGATGAACTTAGTAGATGGTTCAAAGACAATCAAGAGTTTCTTTGAAGTCTTCAAACTTCTAATCAACAGAGTTATGGAGGGTATCATGCAAAATTTTGATGATATCACATCTGTGCTGAATCAAAGCTTATTAATGAGGCTTAGGGGAGTCTTCGATATCTGCTTATATTCGAAAATAAGCAAACATATCAAAAATAGAACAGCTGATAAACTCGGGTATTTCTACCAGAGGTTACCAGCTCCCAGACATGTATCATATGATAATCCTGAGAGTACTGTTACTCGAGAATTGGCAGAGATTATGGAGAGTTTCAGATTAATGGGCATGAAAGCCCCTTACTTGTATGAAATTGGATTTCTGAAAAGATATTTGACTAAGTCTTTCCAGGACAGTTATGTAAAAATTTCTCCAGACCGGAAGATGCGAAACATGCTTGGTTATTACAACCGAATGTTATTAGCACCATGGTCTGAGGAAATAATTTTACAAGAACAATTTGATGCTGTCAAAATCAGCATTAAAGAGTATTACCAACTAATCGAGACATTAGCGTT